CTGTCAACAGAACGGAGGAACGAATAGTTGCCAATTTGATTGTTCATCTGTTTCTAATTCAATTTTAGACAATTTCTGTAATAATTTAAATATAGATGATATTATTAATTATTTACGAAGGAAAAAATGTGGTGGTCAACTCACAGATGATGATCTGTGTTGTAGAGTGGCAATTCAACAGCAATGTCCAAGTCCATGCTTCAATAATATTGAACACACAATAACAGAAGTTCTACCTCCAGATACCTGTTCGCCCATAGGTACTCCACCAGATCCTGTAATTAATGATCTTGCTATTTTAAATGGAACATGTTTTCAAGATAAATGTAATTTTAGTTTAAGTTCAGATCCATGTGGATCAAGTTGTCAAGCAATAGAAGATCACTGTAGAAGATTAGAATGCGCAAGATTAAATCCACCAGATGGTGTTCCCTGCCCAGGTTCTTTAATTTTGGTCGGAAACTGTGGATGTCCTGATAACGGATTTCCATATCAGGGATGTCCTGGAAGCGAAATTGGAGCAGCACCTTCTCCATTCACGACAAATCCAGAAATAAAATTAGTCAGTGTTAAAATAAATAATCAAGAAGTATGTCTTCCTGTTCTTTGTGAAGGTAATTGTGATGGTTACACATTCTGCGAGTAACAAAATATGTCCATTCAATTTCGTTCAAGAATCAAATCCGTAATTGACTATTCAAAAGTTTTGAATGGAATTGGTGTCTGTTGCGATAAAGATGGAAACAAAACACTGAAAGCATTCTATGATTGCTTCAATGATGGTGGTAATTATTTTCCAGGAACAGTTCCCGATTTGATATCGTGTCCACCAGCAGATACAGAAAAAGGTTGTTGCTGTGCTTGCTCTTTTGTCGATGATCTCGACAATCTTTCATATCCTTGGAATTTCGATACAAATTCCCCCGTAGGAGATCAATATTATGATTCTGGTGTTGTTTGCAATGTAACTCGTTGCGAATGCGAAAGACTTAAAGGAAAATTTACACTATCCACCGAAGAATCTGTAACGTTAGATGCAGGAAACATTGATCTATATTGCTACAAAGACGCACCCGAATTTGGAACAGGATATATTATTGATGCAAGATATCCAAGATCATGCTGTCATGTAGATCAAGACCCAAATACTGGTTGGCCAACACAAATTGTATGTGAAAATATTTGTTTGAATTCTGAATGTGCTGAATTGGGCAGCACAACATATCCTGCCGTCTATGATGACAAATCAACATGCAATGTTCATTTATATCAGGATGCTTCAGAGAGTGGAGGATTTAGTCAATGTAATTCCCCTTTAAAAATTTCGCAGATGGTCAATAAAAATAAAACATATCAAAATCTAGAATTTGGATCTTGCTATGAATTGATAAAAAACACAAGTAATGCATTTGAATATACATGTGAATTAAAACCAAAAATTCTATGCGATGGTTATTGGGCAGAAAAGGAAGACAGTGTTCACCCATATTGCGATGATCGTCATACACCAAACAATCCAGTAAAAGTAGGAAATGTATATGATGTACAAAAACTAACATCTACTCAATTCACCAGTTTAAATCTTAAAATAGGTCAACAGTATCAAGGTGGAAGATATATTGGTGTATACACACCAGGTTCTCCAATCAATCCCATAGGGTCGGAACTGTATGGGAATTTAAATTTTGATATTCCTTCTCTATTTACTCCAGATAATCTGGGAATTGGGGGAAATCACAAAAAATGGGCGATCATAGTGGATGAAGATTTATACCAAGTTCCTTTCATAGACAATGAAATCGATGAACATTATGAAACTTCTATCTGGGACGGATATTATAATACCTACGGCAATCTGACCACATTCAATGGGATGCATACAAAATTATTAAATTCAATTAAGTATAAAACTAGAAATGGGTTTATAGACTATTACTTGCCATCTTTATACGAACTATATTTCTATTGGCATTATCTGAAGACTACATTTAGCACACGCAAAATAGGAAAATATATAACATCATCTTTATTCAGTACAAAATATATCAATGAGAAGACTAACACAACTAAGATAAATAGTAAAGGATTCGTCTATGGTGGAATCATAACAGATTATACTTATGCTTCATATAAAACAATTCTTGTGGAAAAAACAAAGCAAGCAAATGCTATGTTCTTTAGAAAAATTGTCATAGAAGATTAATGGAGATAGAATGTCCTGTGCATGTGGTAAAAATATTAAATGTTCTTGTGGAAGGAAATCTATTATGGAAAATGAAAACATTGAATTTAGAAAAGATGAAGTAATCAAAGAAGAAAGCGGTATCAAGAAAAAATTAAGCATGATGCAAAGTTTTGCTTCTGCTATTACCTCCCGTGGACTGAAAAACGAAAAAGTAACCAAACCAATCAAACAATTGAGGGTTCTTTCCTGTTTTGGTGATAAAGCGCAAGGTGGAGTTCTTCCCCCATGTGAGCACCTTAAAAACAGTAGAACTCAGGGAAAGCATTTCTGTGGTGGGTGTGGTTGCGGAGATCGTCAAGGAACCTGGTTAACATCAGAGGGTGATGCTTATTCAAAACTGGACTATCCAAGATTAGCATGTCCACTTCAAATGCCTGGGTTTTCGAATTACGAAGAGTCAAAACCAGACGAAGCAATATCTCCAATAACGAGAAGATATTATATTGAAAACTACCCATACGAAAAATTAGAAACAATCAAGGTCAACACCTTTGATCCTCCTCCGCCTCCTACACCCAAAAAAGAAGATAAACCAAAATCATAACATAATAAAATCTCCTTATAAATAAAATAAGGAGATTTTCATATGTCAAATACACAACCTAATTCAAGACAAACTCTAATAGAGTATGCTCTTCGGTCTTTGGGGCATCCAGTCATTCAGATAAATGTAGACTGGCAACAATGCGAAGATCGTCTTGATGAAGCGTTGCAATTTTTCTCAGAATATCATTTTGACGGAGTTCAAAAATGTTATTTTAAGTATCAATTGACACAGCAAGATTTAGATAATAAGTATATTTCAACTGGAAATATTGAATCTTCCATAGGAGCAATAGATAGACCAAATGGAAATGATATAGTATCAGTTATTCGTCTTTTTAGATTTGGATATTTAACTGGTAATGATATGTTCAATATTAAATATCAGTTGGCACTTACTGATTACTTTGGCATAAATCGTGGATTAAAAGGAAATAGTTCTGTTCCTCTTGCTGGTTATGATTCAACAATGCAGTATATTAGTTTGATTGAACAATTCTTTGATCCAGAAAAAGCAATTCGTTTTAGTAAGGTATCTGACAAGATCTATATTGACAGTGATATGAATGAAGCAGTTCCTGGACAATATGTAATAGTTGAGGCATACGCAACTTTAGATCCCGATGAATATCCAAAGATATATAATGACCGTTTACTTAAAAAATATGTAACTGCCCAAATCAAAAAGCAATGGGGATCAAACATGTCAAAATATGATGGTGTCCAATTGCCTGGTGGTATAACATTCAAAGGTACTCAAATTTATCAAGAAGCAATTCAAGAGATTGCAATCATAGAAAATGAATTGCGCGACACCCACGAACTACCAGTTAACTTTATGATGGGATAACATATGGCATTAAATCCATTCTTTAACAATTTCAACTATACGGGTGAGCAGAGATTATTAAATGATCTCACTGTAGAGACAATTAGAGCTATGGGTCAGGATGTAATCTACATACCCAGAGAATACCTAAACATAGATGAAATATTCGGAGAAGATACAAAGTCAAGATTTAGCAATGGTTATATTCTTGAAATGTATCCCGTTGAAACTTTAAAGTTTGGTGGAAGCAAAGACGTAATGACCAAATTTGGAATTGCAATTACAAGCAGAGTTACATTGGAATTTGCAAAGACAAGATTTTTTCAAGAAATATCAACAAAACAACCAGAGATAACAAGACCAAGAGAAGGTGATTTGGTCTATATGCCTATCCCTGGTTTGCTTTTTGAAATAAACTATGTAAACGATGAAGAACCATTCTACCAATTTGGATTACTTACAACTTTTCAAATAACATGCGAACTCTTTACTTATTCTCATGAAGAAATTAATACAGGGTTCACAGAAATTGATGAAGTCTTCGAGAAGAGAACCGACTATGCAACTATAATTGGACTGACGGGAAATAGCATGACTGGTATTACACTATTCCAAGGTGGAGAAATTATTCGACAAGGCGATGCTACCGCTACTGTAGTAGAGACAATAACAAATAATAGAGGAAAGGCAACAGATGTATATCTTACAAATATCACTGGTTCTTTTGTTGCTGGGGCAACTCTCATGGGAATAGAGTCTGGTGCTGTATATACTGCTGCAAGTGTTCAAGAAACTATTATCAACATACCACAAGATCCATTTACTGAGAAAGCAATGCATAATAATGATGTTATTCAAAAACAATCCTACACTATTCAGTTTTCATCAGATAATCCATTCTCCGAGAATTGCTAATGATATCACTCACCAACACTTATTATAACGAATCTATAAGAAAAATGGTAACTGCATTTGGTTCGTTGTTTAATTCAATTTATATAATTCGCTATAATGAACTTAAAGAAATAACTGAAAAGATAAGAGTTCCACTGACATATGGACCAAAAGAAAAATTCATCTATAAATTAAGAAACGAAAGTGCAATTACAGATGAAACTAAGGTTCAGATGACATTACCAATTATAGGTTTTGACATGACAAGTATAATATATGACACAAATAGAAAGATCAATCGACTTACAAGAAAAATTGTTGGAGATAGATCATCATATGCAGAAGTTCCATATAATATTAACTTTGGAGTTTATGTATTTACTCGTAATATAGACGATAATCTTCAAATAGTTGAACAGATACTTCCATATTTTGCTCCAGAATTCATGGTGTCGATATCAA